TAGCGCGACCAGGCGTGCAGAATCTTCCCTGACTCTGCCGGCCAGTAGCCGTCACGCAGGCGGTAAACAGTGCCTCGGGTTAGGCCCAGCTCACGAGCTACGTTCACGACGGAGGCAGATCGCATGAAATGAAGCAAATCTGCGGGTGCAGATTCTGGGCCATCAGAGCGATTTTTAGGCTGAGGACTGGCGCTGACACCACCCGCATGCGCAAAAGCGCGTGCAGGCGTGTCCAAACTGTCCGTTGAAGGGTTAGCGTCTAGCATGCTGGCTCGTTCAATGCACGTTCTGGATCTCATCGGCCATATTGCGAGCCGCCGCGATCCACGCATCACGCGTTTTTTGTGGCAGCTGCTGCCAGGTCACCAGCACTGCTGGCGAGTATTGAAGAGCGCTGCAAAACACTTGGTAAGCGTTGCGTGCGATGGATTCAAAGCTTTTCATGGTTCCATGAACTCCGTTTCGATGAGCTCGTACAGCTCGGTAAATTTGGCGTCCGGAACTCGCGGATAGACGCTGTGGCTGGCGTCTAGCAGCCCGATACCGTCGTGCGTATATCCGCCGCCAGAAGTAGCAGCCAGGCTTGCGGCGTACTTGAAGACATCGTCCAGGTCATCAACGTGCCAGAGAGAAGATCGAAACTCTTTCAAGTACTCCTCTTCGCTGAGCCCGCCAAACACTGCGGGGGTAAGTTCGACCTCGATCTCTTTGGTGATGGTTACGCGCACCTTGCGCTTCATGTTGTCGCCGCTCATACAGCCGCCAGGTCAAGAGGAATGGCCTTGTATTGGTCGGATTCGCCAACACGCTCATAGACACGCACATATATCGCAGAGCCGGTCGTTTGGATGCTGTCCTTGATGGCCAACATCGCCCGCTTCCATTCGTCGTCTGAGATTTCGAGGCGCATGAGCTCCAGCACGCTGGCGGTTTTCAGCTGGCCGGTCTTGTCCTTGCTGAAAGCGCGGTCGACCAGGACGCGGATGTTGTCGTTTGCGCCTTCGCTCCAGCGGTCGATGCAGCTGTTGATCAGGGCTTTGGCCGCTTCAATCTCTTCGGTGAAAACGATGCGATCAGCCATGCTGCGCACCACCTTGTACTTGCCGTCGTAGCTGACCAGGTTCACATTGCCTTTCTTGCCGCCCAGCACCACCTGGTATTTTTCGCCTGAGATTTTGACCAGGTCAGAGATATCGGAGAGGGCTCTGGACTTGAAGGCCTTGAGGCGGGCATTGGCCTCAATGGCTTCGGCCACCAGCGACCGCACAGTTTCATCGCGCAGCTTGTCCTGCTCGCGTACCTTGTCGGTGGGCACCAGGTGGCCGGATGCATTGCGCATGTAGCCGTCTGGAATAGTCTCGGTAATTTTTTGTTCGGTCATTTTGGGGTCCTATTGCAGAGTTGTCGGGATGGGTGGGTGGTTCTCGGCCTGGGGCATGTAGAGGGGATCGGCGCAAATCAAACTGCCTCCCGTCATCAACAGCGAACGGCCAATGCTGGTGCGCAGCTCTGGAAAGGCATCGCCATACATGCGCAGAGCGCCGAGGAGAGCAGCAACTGCAATTTGCGTCTCCTGTTGGCAGATCGCGTTCATCAGGTGCACCACCACTTCATCTAGTTCATTCGATTGAGCTTGCTTCATCGGTGCCTCCTCAGCAGCTTGCGCCACGGCTGGCCACGCGCAGAAAATCTTCGGCGCCAGGGCGCATGGGCGTCGAGGACACCGGCTTTTCATAGACCGGGGCGTGCACAGCATCAAAGCGGCGCGGCGCGGTCACATTCGCAGGGACAAGACGAGCAGCTTTCTGGCTCTTCTTGAATTCCTGCGCCTTTCTCCGGCCACGGCGACCGCCGTCAGGAACGCGCTGTGCGCCCCACTGAAGAAAGCCCAGGGGTTCTGGCGTCATCAGCATGGCTTGCTCCCCTTACCCGCCAGCTGCTCTCGCATCGCACGCACCGTAGGGCTCACACCGTGTGAGCTTTGGGGGTAGCTTCGCGGAGCTGCCGCAGGCGTTGCAACTGCCAGTTCTGCTACGTTGACTGGGCCATTGGTAGTCGCTGGGCGCGGGCCTAAGCGGCGTTCCTGTTCGCGCTGCTTCTCCTGCACGGCTTCGGAGCTGTTCGCCAGGTCAGCGATGATGGAGTAAAGGTATGCATGGCCCTTCATAGGCAGCTCCAGCCTGCCCATGTCGCGGTTAAAAATCATGCGGTCAATAGCTTGCGTCCAGGCGATCAGAGGCGCATCCCAGTCGCGTCCCTTATGCGTGATCGCTTTGCGCTCCAGGTCGGGCAGCAGCTGCAGAATCAGCTTTATCTTCTTCGCAGCTGTGAGGCTTTGCTTTTCAGGCTTGAACAGCGAGATGTACTGCAGCACTCGAGCGCCCATCGGCACGCTGATGGCCACCAGACGGGCGAGTGCCTTTTGGTCATCTGCATGGGCAAGGATCGCCGCCAGGTCCAGCTCCGTTCCGCAAACAGTGCAGGTGATGTCGCTCAAAGCAAACCTCCATGCACTTCTACCAGGCCGAGCGCAGCTCCAGTGGCCAAGGCTAAAGCCAGCAGTGCCATCGCGGCGAGCAGATAGCGGCTGACCGTGTCCACGCGGGTTGGCTTGGGCTCCAGTACTTCCAAGGTGCAGGGCACCAGTGCGTTGAGTTTTTTAGGCATTGGCAGCTTCTCCTTTGAAGCAAATGAACGTGATGGCGCGGGCTTGCGGGTAGTCAGCCAGCGTCTGCTCGCGGGCCTCCTTACCGTCCTGAAACAGCGCGGTAAATCGAACCTTTACGCCTGGTCGGAGGCAGACCGTGATTCGAAAAAAGGACATTCAGCACCCCACAATCACTTCGGCATCCACGCGATCGCAGCCCGCAAAGGCTGCTGCATTCATCGCCCGGCACACCAGGTTGTTGACCACCTGCGGGTAGCAGAAGGAGACTGCATGCGCCTGGTTGCCGCCACGCGGCATATGGATCAGGCGATTGCGTATGGCTGCGGCTGCGTCGTCCGCGAAGACGTCCTCATACTTAACGCTGAAGCGGGCCAGCTTGTGCTTGAGGTAGGCTTCCAGCTCGTTGTTGAGCGGCTCCAGCTCGACGATCTCGCAGCGCTGAGCAACCTCGCGCACCTCAGCGTTTTGGGTGGACAGTCGCTTGCGCAGCTCGGGCTGGCCGATCATGGCAATGCCCATTAAGCGGCGCAGGCCGTCTTTCAGCTCTAGAAAGCGCTTGAGGTGCTTGAGCGTTGCCACCGGCAAGTCGTGGGCTTCCTCGATCAGCAGCAAATGGCGTCGGCCGGTTTGCGCGCTGGATTTGAGCAGCTCGTGGATCTGGCGAAAGCGGGCTTGGGCACTTTGAGCCACCCGTGCATGCGGGTCCAGGGCAAAGACAATGCTCTCGGCAATTGCCCCGCTCTTGAGCGTCTTACCCTTGTTGTCGTTTTCGCTCATGCCCTGGACGTAGGGGCGGAACACCACGATGTCGCGGTGCTCGGCCCGGACGCGCTCTTCCAGGTCTTCGGCCAGGGTGGACTTGCCCGCGCCGGACTCGCCCACCAGGGCCATGAAGCCGTTATGTTGCGCGCAATCGGTCAAGGCCGCGCGCGCAAAGCGGATGCTCGGGCTCTGGAAAACATCGTCCGGCGTCTGCACCTCATCCACAAATGGGCTGCGCAGCAGGTTGAAGTGTTTTCGGGCCTCTGGGGTCAAATTCTCTTTTTGCAGTAGCATTTCATCTTCCTCTTCAGTTTTTTCTACGGCTGGGGGATCGGCGTCGGTGTGCTTCCAACGCACCGGCGCCACCTTCTTCTTCGGGGCATACAGCTCTGCCAACTGGTCTGGCGTAGCACCCAAGGAAACAAAAAATTCACTCACGCGCTCTCGCGCCTTTAATCCGCTGCGGCGCGGCCAGATACCGTGTTTGACCAGGTTCATCGCGGTGGTGTGGCCGAGCAGCGCTCCCCGGGCAAACTGCGCCATCGAGACGCCATAGGCGATCAGCAGCTCTTGCAGCTTCGTCATGCAGCACCTCCGGCCACTACACGCAGCCCACCGCGCACGGTCAAGCGGTCATACAGAGACTGCAGTTCGTCCTCGGCCATGCCATCGGGATACCACGAGCGGATCTGGGCCATCTTTTCGCGGTCCATCTGCATGCCCATGGCGCGCAGCCTGGTCGCAATCTGGAAGCCGTTGAGGATGGCCGCTGGTGCCTCCCGCGTGGCCACAGCAGGCTGCAGCTCGGTCCCTTTGCGCGGCAGCATCGTTGCTGCTGGCAATTGGTCGTGGTGCTTGTAGGGATCGATGGTCCCGCCGAAGGGCAGCTCGCGGGCCTTGCGGCTTGCCTTTGCCTGGTCGTTGGTCTCTGCACCCGTTGCGATGCGTTCGACCAGCTTCCGGTTGCTGCTGGCAGCGGTGTCGCCCAGCGACTTGAATTCGCGGCCGATCAGCGCAGCGCCCTCGGCGAAGCCGTGCTCATCGAACTTCACCTCTGGGATTTCTATGAGCAACTCCTGGCCGTTGGCGTCTCGTTCCACCACATAGGCGCCGTCCTTGTTGAACGGGTTGTAGGTGACCGAGAGCTTCTCGCCGACCATTACGCCTGGCACATCCTTGACAGACCAAACGCGGCCGGCAAAGCGCACCTGCAGTTCCCGGTCCACCTTGGGTGTTGCGGGCTCATGGGTGAGCAGCTCTCGGGCCAGGGTGGCATCCACCAGGCGCAGCTGCTGCTCGGTGATCTGCATCCACTTGTTCCAGCGGGGCATACCGTGGCGGGCCAACACCTTGACGCTGTTGTAGTAGCGCATCCAGGTCGCCGCCTTTTCGTTGATCCAGTCCAGACTGGGCACATGGGTGAACTTGAAACCCGATTCAAAATCGGTTTCGACCAGGTTGTGGGCGTTCTCCACCTGGCCCTTGGCACGGGCATTGCCCACTTCGTTGACCACTGGCAGTACTTGGAGGCGCCGCAGCAGGTTTTTAAAGGCGCCGCCAATACCAGCGCTGCCTGGGTCCATCATCAGGTGCAGAGGCACGCCGTACATCTGCTGCTGTGGCCGCTGCTGGATGGCGGCCAGGAATGCCTCGGCCATGTTGACGATGGACTCGCCACCGGCCACATACAGCACAAAGATGGCGCTTGAGCAGTGATCGGTGATCACATACCGCGTCAGGCGCTGGCGCTTGATCTTCTCGAAGTTCTCGGGCTTGTTCTTGTAGAACACGGTGTTATCCATGTCCTGAACACCGCCCTCGGGCACATAAAACAATGTGCTGATAGAGGCGTCAATCTGCCAGACGTCGTTAGGGTGCGCGCTGGCCAGCGCTTGAACGGGGTCGGGCTGGCGCAGCTGCTCGGGGTGCAGCTTGTAGGCGCGCAGGGCACGAGCGCACGCGCTTTCGGACAGTGCGCGGATCTCTCCGGTGCCCTGATCAATGGCGCAAGCAAAGCCTGGACGGTTTGCGCGCAGCACCTCAAGTGCCTTGCGCAGCGCGATGATGGACTTGTCATTGGCACGGTAGCCTTCCATCAGGGTCGCGCTCAGCAGGCGTGCGTCGCCTCGGCTCAGGCTGGTTTCGCCTGCATCGCTGCGGCGTTTACGTTGGGCCTTCACGGTCACTTCCTTTAAGTGACGCATGAGCGTGGCGCGCGACAAGCCCAGGTGTTGGCAGGCAGCGGTGTACACCAGCTCCTTGTTGCCATGGCCTGCTGCTTGAGCGCGGCGGTCCACGTCGAGCAAGGCTTCTATCATTGCGGGACTCATGCGTCTGGTCCTTACTGCGCAGCGCCTGCAGTCGCTTGTTGCTTGTCAGCCCATTGCTGCCAGTCAGGGGTCCCGTCGCCAATGGCGTCGGGCAAGTTGAATTCGTCGCGCAGCGCCACCAGATCGGCGATCAGCTGGCCGACCATGCCAGCCATGAAAAGGGTTTTGCCATCGGCATCAGGAGCGTCGTTCAAGGCTTCCAGGGCAGCCCGCAAGTTACCGTTAATGAGGCCTTGGGCGTCGTAAACCATGGCGGCAGCCTCCTTGCGCAGGGCTGCTCCCGCCTCGTTCGCGGGCATTGCTTTGATGCGTTGAGCAGCGCGTTCGAGCTGGTCGATGCGTTTGCTTTTTGATTCCAGTACCTGCTCGGTTGCCAGCTTCTCGGCCTGGGCTTCTTCGAGCTGGCCGCTCAGCTCTTCTTTTTCCTTGGCATGGCGTGTGATGATCTCTTCGGCCAGGTCCAGAAAGCTTTCCTTGTCACCAGCCTTGGCCACCTCGATAAGGGCCAGCTTCTGGTCCTCGGGCAACTTGCGGTACTGGCGCATTTCGCGGTAGCCGATACCCATGCGGGACATGGATTCCAGAGCATCCTCACCAAATGACTGCAAGTTGTTAATGTCTTCGTTCACCTTTGGGGCAGACGTACCAAGCAGCCTGCAAAAATCATCCCAAGTACCGTCCAAACCGCGACCGTCGCGGTCTTTCATTCCCCTAAGTTGTTGATAAAGCTTGTTTTGCTTGACGAATGCCATCTTTGAAACCGCGACGGTCGCGGTAAATTTCCCAATTGCATCGGCCATTTGCGCTTGGCCGAGCAGCTGATTCATCAAGTCGCGGTCTTCGCTGTAGCCTTGCGTAATGCTTGCCAGTTGGTTCTGGGCCGCCTGATCCTCTGCGATGGCTTTTTCATTGACAGCCACTTCTTTACTAATGGGTGATGGGTTTGCGTTGCGTGCCATGGTTATTTCTTTCTCTTAATTTGGTGATACGGGTATGGAGTAGCGGGCTGCTGTGTCGTCCATGCGGCGGCGGTTCTCATTCATATTTGTCGACACCGTCATGGAAATTCGCACGAACTGGACGCCCAGCCGCCAGCGATTAGTGCCAGGCACCTGCTCAACGAATCCGGTGGGGACGAGCGCAGGCAGATTGATGGAGACCCAGCTTGGCGAGACCTTGATCAGTTGGGCAATTTCGCCAGGCGTGAGGCCCAGCAGTTCATGACCTGCTAGGACCCGAAACAGGTCGCAGGTTTTCTGAATGGGGCCTGAGAGTGGTTTAGTGCTCATGGGGACACCACCAAAACGCAACCGCTTCGGGTCAAACCGACCGCCCCATCGACGGAGTCGGAGAGCTCATTCAAATTCGAGAGAGCGTCGTCGCGCCAGCGTTCTGCACAATCTTCCGCATATGCAAGCCTGCCGCGCAGCTCATCGTTCTCGGCTTGCAGGCGTTCGTTTTCAGCAGCAACCCGGGCAAGTTCTTCGTTGACCAGGTCATAGGCAAGGGCGTTAAAACGCTGACGCAATTCCTCGAAAGATAGGACGGAGGGTCCGCACTGGATTGATGCGTTCATGCTTCGAACTCCAGTTCTGGCTCGCTGTAGCAGGCCACGTTGTTGTGGTGGTAGGCGACGGCTTCCATGTGCTGCCGCAATGCGTCAAGCAGTGCCTCGGTGTCGCAGCCTCTCGGGTTTGCGTAGAAAGCGGCTAGTTTCGTCATGGCTTGAGTGCAGTCACTCCCAACCTGTAGCAGGTCTTTCTCGCTGGCCTTCTTTCCTTTCGGCATGGCGATCACCATGCGGCCCGAGGACGCCGCAAGGAACTCACTGACGAAGTTGCAGCAGCACGCCACCTCATAGGCGGGAATCAAGATTGCTGGCATGCGACCCGTGCTCAGCCACTTGTAGATGCTGTCCTCAGTCTGGCCAAAACGCCTGGCAATAGTGGGGACGCTGAACCTATGGCAATCGAGGGCGTAGTCCTTGCAAGCGCGAATGGCGTCAAGCAGGCTTGTTGCACGGTAGCGTTTCCAATTCTGCTTAGCCATTGGATGCACCTCCATCAGCAGTCTTCCAAACAAATATCTGCTTGGAAATATCGGATTGGCAGACACTGGCTTCCATCGCAATCAACGAAATGGAGCTGGACATGCACACAGCAGAATTTGAAGAATTGGCCGGACGCATTGACGCGTTGTCACATGCAGTCCTGGTCGTAGCAGCTGAGCTGGAATTGATGGAGCTCATTGATGGTCCCCGGTTAACTCAGGCCTGGCGCAGCACGCGTATGGGCACTGGGAGCACCGACCTGCGCAGGGAGACTGCTCATGGGGTGCTTGGGCAGCTTGCTGACCTGCTTGACGGTGCGCGGGCAAACCGGAGCCCCCGATGAGAGCAGCCTCGAGCGGGAAGCCATACACATCGAAGGCTGATTTAGCTGCCAGAGGTTCCGACGGTTGTTCGGCGCGAGGCAGCACTGTTACATTACGAGTGGATGTAGACATAGATGCGCCCATCACGCGGCAATTGCGTAGGCGGGATTGGTGGGGCGATAAACCTCACCAACCTTGAGGCCGAGCGACACAGCGATGTTGTGGCTTTCGCCGCGTAGGCATTTGCGCTTGGGTTTGTGTTCGTCGTCGTTAAGGATGTCGCTCACCAGAACTGGGGAGTAACCGCGCTGACGAGCCCACCCTGTGATCGACTGGCCTGTTCGCGCCAGTTCAGCGAGTGCTTCGGCACGTGTTTTGGTTGACATTGATGTCCTTCCGTTTGTTGGCATTTGTTGGAGCAAATGCCGATGTGTTGGAACTTGTTGAAACGAATTATGGTGTTCATTTGGACACCTGTCAAATTATTTATGCGTCCATATGAACACCCATGAACGTCTCAAAGAGGAAAGAGAGCGCTTAGGGATGAGCCAGGAGAGGTTTGGTGAAGTTGGCGGAGTGCAAAAACGGGCCCAGATCAACTATGAAAAGGGCGAGCGAAACCCTGACAGCGCTTACCTTTCGGCAATTGCAGCTGCGGGTGCGGACGTTCTCTACATCCTTACAGGGCAGCGCAGCCTTCCGTTGGCACCGCAATCCTTACTTGATGCTGGTGACCGAGTGCTGCTGGATAACTTCCATGCTGCACCCGAGCAGGTTCAGGCGGGTGTGAAGACGGCGCTTGGCGCGTTCGCGCCTGGCGGAGGCGCAGGGTCAAAGAAACGCGACAAGGCGGCATAGGTCAGCGAACGACTCAGGCTTCGCGCCGCTATAAAAAATCTATAGAGAACTAGGGTTATGACGATGCAGAAACGGTATTGGAAGGTAATCGTGGTGCTTGCAGCAATGGGTGTTGCACCAGCCTGGGCAGTGAACAAATGCACAGGAGCTGATGGAAAGGTTTCTTATCAGGAGGCTCCATGCGCGGGCCAAGGTGGCGAGCTCAAGATTCGGCAGCAAGGCAATCAGGCATTACCTGTGGAGAAGAAGCCAACCATTCCGGTGGCTACGCCCGCCGCACCACCGGCGTCAGCTGCCGCAGTGCAGCAGCCCTTGCGCCCGCAGCGTAGCGAGCTGGAGATACAAGGCGATCAGTGCTTGGCTTACTACCGACCCAAACTTCGGGATCCCGCCGGCGCTTATGTGTCTGATCTGAAGATGGATAAGACGGTGCTTACGATGAAGATGCATGCGACCAATGGATTTGGTGGCTACGTCACTCGCGAGGTCGTCTGCGAGTTCAAGCAGAACGGCGAACTTGACTCTGACTGGACCAAGATTCACGCTCAGCGCATTGGGTGGCAATGAATGGATGAAATTTGATGACCGTGACGTTTTCAGATGGAAATTTTCCTTCGAGCTAGTTTGCTTAGCCCATTAACTTATTACCTTCTACAGCAACTATCACACCAGCCTAAAAATGACAAAATCAGTAACCATCAATCTTTTTGCTGCTGAAATTCCAAGTAACAACCCTAGGTTAACCGACACAATCACTGCATTTCAACGTCAGCCTCTAGACAAACGTTGGAGAGGGGACATTCGACTGGACGAGATCATCTTGCGGCCAGCAGATTTGGTGGTGAAGGTTGATTGTTACGAACTTAATTTTGTTAAGAGGAGAGCACTCGGCCCCGGGAAAGTCGACCATTCCACGCAAGTCGGCAGCATAGGACTTGTCGGAACGGAAGCCTTCGGTGAGGAAACTACGGCGTTATATGTTCCCTCCAAACATTGGCTCTTAGTGCTTCACAATCAGTATGGGATAGGGACCACTCGTATCGCTGACTACTTCAATGCAGTTAACCCGGCCAGCAGTCCGCTTGAATACTCTTTCAGCCCAAAGATTGATTCAGATGCGTTGAGGCGAATGAAAAAAATGACGCACTTCAGTGCGTTTGAAGTCACTGCCAGCGTGGGGGCGTTTGCTAATTCCACTTCACCTCTGGGACGATCGGTGAAGAAGACAGTCGCAGAGAGTAGTGCCGCTCGCCTTCATCTGCGTTTAGAAGCAAACGCACCTCACAAAAAGGGAGCTTCACTGCTAATGCAGCCCATCAAAGATGTCATCGACGCCATGCTGCAAACTGATGATGTAGATAAAATTGAAGTGAAGGGTGGTGACTCTTCTGATACTAAAGATCAAGTGATCAACTTAATGAATGAAAAAGTTCGTGAGAAATTCTCTGAGACAGAACTGCTTTTGGATGGTCATAGATACACCTTCGCTTCAAAAGCAGACCTGCTCAGGCGGGCTTGCAGGGGCTGGCTTGACAAGGGTATAAGTTAGAACTATGCGCGACACACTTGTCTTTGAACGTTACTGGCCCACCGCGATTGGGCTAGGGAGTGCCATTGCGTTCTATTACACGGACCTTACGATCACAAGCGCTATAGGAAAGGAATTGTTTGCAGCAGTCTTGTCTGCAGCATCTGTATGTGCTGGTTTTCTGACCACTGCCCTCACGGTTCTTATGTCATTGGGAAGCACGGAAATTGGCAAGCGGCTTCGTGCGACAAATTCTCTAGACGACTTATTCAACTACCTGAAACATGCAATCGTTGCCTGCTTGATCACTTCGCTACTGTGCATTATTGGATTTTTCTTCTTCAATGGCGAAAACCCTGGCGTTGGCACAGTGGCCTCGTCAACGTTTGTTGGGGCTACTGTATTTTCGGGTTGTTGCATCTGGCGCATCGTCCCAATTCTTCTGTCCATAATGCGGAAGCTTTCGGAACCTGAAGATAAGCAGGGATGACTGCCAATCAATGGCGCACGGCATTTAACGATTTAGCCAGACGCACGGCACCATGCCGTGCATGTCGCTCAAATCCATACCTCTCTGGCTTCGCGCCCCTCGCAACACCTTGTGGATTTTGGCAGCCGCAGTGCTGCTGTATCTAATCTTCAAGGTTGCCCCTCAGCAACTACCTGTTGCGCTCTACAAGGTCTCCCTGATCGCCCTAGCCATGGTGATGGGCTACTGGGTGGACCGCGCTCTTTTCCCATATGCACGCCCAGATTCCTATTTGGAAAAGGACTGGCGATTGGGCACACGAGAACCCGTAAATGATGCCGACTATCCAGTCTGTACGCGATATGGGCGGGAGTTCTGCACCTCTCAAATCCGGCGCGCCATCATCGTCGGTTGTGTTGTGCTTGGCATGGCCATGGGGCTGTAATGAGCTGGCCGCAATTCGTGTTCATTGCCTGGCACTTCTTGGGCCTGGGATTGATTCTCAGCAAGCACGGCAAGCCGCAACCTGCCTACAACATTTGGCATTCACTGATCGGCAGCATCTTGCTTTTTAGCCTGCTGTATATCGGCGGGTTTTTCAGCCAGGCACACGCCCAGGTGCCGGCCGCTGCGCATCAGCACCGAGCATTGCTCACTCGGACAGCGCATGCAGTATGGGGTCTGGATGCGCCCACCGCAGTATTCGCTGCACAGATCCACCAGGAAAGCGGCTGGAGGCCCGATGCGGTGTCCCGCGTTGGCGCGGCAGGTCTGGCGCAGTTTATGCCCGCGACATCAGCCTGGATTGCCAGCATAGACCCGCAGTTGGCCAGCAACCAGCCATTCAATCCTGCCTGGGCAATGCGTGCGATGGTGCGCTACGACCTGCAGCTCTACCAGGCAGCTCCAACTCGCTACAGCCCTTACGACCGTATGTGGGTAGCACTGCGCGGATACAACGGCGGGCCTGGCCATTGGCAAGCAGAGGCACGTGCTTCGGGTGTGCGTGAGCCTTCGCGTGAACAAGTCGATGCAGCGTGTGGCAAAGCCCGTCGTGCCGCGCTGCATTGCAAAGAAAACCTCGGATACCCCAACCGCATCTTGGAGGTGCTGCAACCTCGCTATGCGTCTTGGGGGCCCGGTCTATGAGTCGCATCACCATGGCCGTCTACGCGGTCTTGCTGGCCCTGTGTGGCTTGCTGATTGGCGTGTGGTGGGGACATGCCAAAGGCCTTGCGGAGGGTGAACTCCGCTGCCAGGCGGCCCATGACAGCAAGGCGGTGGGAGAACTCACCAGGCTTATTACTTCCAGCCAGGCTCTTGTGGCCGATGCCAACCAGGCGAGCAGCCAGCTGCGAGCTGCTGCCGCGAAACGCCGCCAGGTCGACCAGCAGTTTCTAAAAGGATTTGATGATGCACTGCTTAAAACGGCTGATAGCCGCAGTGGTTGTGTGTTTGAGCCTGGCCTCATGCAGCAGCTTGGAGAAGCCAAGCAGCGCGCCTCTGACGCTGCAGCCGGCGTACCCGGCAGCTCTCGTTCAACTGTGCGCCCAGCCAGCGGAAATAGCGGGAGCGAGCGTTGATGATGTCGCCCGCGCACTTTATTCCATGTACCAGCTATACGGAGTCTGCGCCGGCATGCATGCGCAGCTGGTTCATTGGTTGGAAATTGGCCGGGAGCTTGCACCGTAATGGCCGATGACATTGACCGCGCAGCTGCGCGTTGTGAAGAGCTGCTGCAGGACGCGCTGACCGCGCATCGCCGCCGTGCGGCCTGCAGCGTATCGGCAACCGCTGCCAAGGAATGCGCATCCTGCGGCGAAGACATACCGCCAGCTCGCCGGCTGGCGCTACCAGGTGCATTGCGCTGTGTGCAGTGCCAGACCAAGTTTGAACTGAGGGGCCAATCTTGAATTTGCAAATTGATTTCTGGCAGCTGGTCGGGCTGCTCATCAGCGGTCTGGGCGCGCTGATCGCTGTGATGAAGTTCGGAGTGTCACAGGCGCAGAAGCACCAAGACGCCACACATCAGCAACTGATCGGGCGGCTTGTTGGCATCGAGCAGGCAAACCGCGAGGAGTCCAACCAATGGCAACGCATGGAGCGTGAACTGCTGCAGATGAAGGCAGACATGCCTTTGCAATATGTGCGGCGGGAGGACTACATCCGGGGCCAGAGCACGATTGAAGCCAAGCTGGATGTGTTGGCTTCCAAAATGGAGAGCGCCCAACTGCGCGCCGCTACAGGGGGAAAAAATGCATATTGATCATGCAAAGGTACGGCGCGAATCCATGCGCTGGTTGATCTTGTTGACGCTGAATAATGCGCGGCCCATCGGATCTCAGGAAGGGCCTATTTTGTCCGTCGCCCAGTCCATCTATACGGACGCCACTCCGCACGAAGTGCGCATCCAATTGGACTATCTGCATGACCGCGACCTAGTCACCGTGCAGAAGTCGCCTAGCGGCCCCTGGCACGCCGAGCTGACCCGTTACGGCGTAGACGTCGCTGAGTACACCATCGAGTGTGAGCCGGGCATTGCCCGGCCTGCGAAGTACTGGTAAGCCATGGGGCGCAAGAGCACTATTCACCGCCTGCCGCCTGAGATCAAAAGCTACATCGAGGCGATGCTCGCCACAGGCGCGCAAACGCTGGATGAGCTGATCCGGGATCTGCAGGCACGCTATCCAGCCGAGTCCAGCGCTGGCGACCTTCCGAGTCGTTCAGCGCTTCATCGGTATGGCTCGAAGCTTGACCGGCGGCTATCGGCTATTCGAGCCAGCACCGAGGCTGCGAAGCTCATACAAGCCCAGGCCGGGGACGACAAGGATGCCCGCAGCGAGGCATTGACCGCCCTGGTGCAAACAGAGTTGTTCGAGGCCATTCTCGCGCTGCAGGAAGCGGACGACCCTGAAGCTGACCCGGCTGAACGGGTCGGCATGCTCAGCTCGGCCGCGAAGAACATCGCCACGTTGACACGCTCAAGCGTGAACCTGAAGAAGTTCCAGGCGGAGGTGGAGGAAAACACCCGCAAAAAGGTGCTAGCCGAGCAACAGGCAAAGCTCGATGCGATGGGCAGCAAAGGCGGTGTGACCGAGGAAACCAAGCTGGCTATCCGAGATTTCTTGGGGATCAAGTAATGAGCGTATTCAATGGCCGCGCCAAGTGCATTCCCAAGGATCGCAATGCGATCTTTTTGCCATTCCAAAGCGCTTGGATCATCGACCCCGCGCTGTTGAAGCTTATGGAGAAGTCGCGTCAGATCGGTATCAGCTGGTCCACCGCGTATGCCTGCGTCGAGCGCGCAGCAGCCCAAGGTGCCCGCTTTGATGAATGGGTGAGCAGCCGTGATGATATCCAGGCGCGCCTCTTCATTGAGGATTGCAAGCTGTGGGCCAAAGTGATGGGCATGGCAGCCAGGGACATGGGCGAAGTGGTGATCGATGAAGAAAAGAAGATCAGCGCCTATGTGCTGCAGTTTGCCAGCGGGCGTCGCATCCACAGCATGTCGAGCAATCCCGATGCGCAAGCAGGTAAGCGCGGCAGCCGTGTTTTGGACGAGTTTGCCTTGCACCGTGAGCAGCGCAAGCTGTGGGCCATCGCTTACCCGGGTATCACATGGGGCGGCAGCATGGAGCTGATCAGTACGCACCGGGGCTCCAACAGCTTCTTCAACAGCTTGGTGAACGAGGTGAGGTACGGTGGCAACCCTAAGAAAATCAGCCTGCACCGTGTGACCCTGCAGGATGCCCTGGATCAGGGCTTCCTCTACAAGCTGCAGCTGGCCTTGCCTGCCAATGCGCAGCAGCAGGATATGGATGAGGCGGAGTACTTCGACTATGTCCGTGCAGGGGCAGCCGATGAAGACTCGTTCCAGCAGGAATACATGTGCGAGCCATCGGACGATGACTCCAAATTCTTGGAATATGACCTCATCACCGCTTGCGAATACTCTGGCGGCACCGATTGGAAGCGCGGCCTGGATGGACCTTTCCAGGGGCAGTTGTGCGCCGGGGTGGATATCGGCCGCAAAAAGGATTTGACGGTGCTGTGGGTCGTGGAAAAGCTGGGCGACGTGTTCTACACGCGCCACGTCGAAGTCATGGAGCGTATGCGCAAGTCCGACCAAGAAAAGATTCTTTGGCCCTGGTTTGAGAAGTGTGATCGCGTCTGCATTGACTCCACTGGCTTGGGCATCGGATGGGTAGATGACGCCCAGGACAAGTTTGGGGAGCAGCGTGTGGAAGGGGTGAACTTCAGCGGCCCGGTCAAGGAGGCTCTGGCGTACCCTCTGAAAGGGGCGATGGAGGATCGCGCTGTGCGTATCCCCGATGACCCCAAGATCCGCGCCGACCTGCGCAAGGTGCAAAAGACCACCACAGCTGCGGGCAACATTCGGTTTGTGGCCGAGAGCACGCCCGATGGCCACGCCGACCGGTTTTGGGCTCTGGCGCTCGCGTTGCACGCGGGCAGCAACCCCAGCGCACCTATTGAATTTATGAGCGGTGGCCCACGCGAGAGCAGCCAGTCGTATGGAGATTTTGTCCATGGTTAATAAGACCACCCGTCAAGCAGCTGCAAAGACCGCGCCCCAGCTCGACTCCGAATTTGCCAACCGGCTCAAGGACCCGTTCGAGAACGCCTACATGGGTGTTCTGCGCACGAACGACCCATTGCTCCTCGAGCGAGGTCATGGCAGCGCTGAGCTATACCGCGATCTCAAACGCGACGGCAAGGTGTTCGGCGGCCTGCAAAAACGCCAGCTGGCCCTGGTTGGCAAACCTTGGCAGGTGGAGCCTCGGGTCAAGGACGACGCCAAAGCCAGCAAGGATGCGGAAACTCTCACTGCCATCCTGAAGAGTTTTGCATTTGATCGCATGTGTGGCGAGCTGCTCGATGCGCTGCTCACCGGCCTTGCTGTATCGGAGATCATCTGGACCGTGCAGGATGACCTGGTAGTGCCCAAACGAGTCATTAAGCGCGCCACGCGGCGGTTTGTGTATGTGCAGCAAGACGTGGACAGCCCCGCCGAGCTGCGCTTGCTGACCAGAGAAAACATGGTCACCGGTGTTCTGGTACCGGACCGCAAATTCATTGTGCACCGCGTGAGTCCAGAAGATGACAACCCATACGGCACAGGCCTTGGCCTGCAGCTGTTCTGGCCGGTGTTCTTCAAGCGCAAAGGCATCGTGGCTTGGAACAAACTGAATGACCGGTTCGGTTCGCCCACTCCGCACGGAAAATACCCACGCAACGCCACGCCAAAAGAAAAAAACACGCTGGCAGATGCTCTGCGCGCTATGAGCAGCGATGGCTATGTGCTGACGCCGGAGGGCATGGAGATCGCTCTGCTCGAAAGCAAGCTGAGCGGCAACGTGACCACCCAGCAGCAGCTGGTGCAAGCAATGGATGAATGGATCGCGGAGGTTGTCACGGGGCAGGAGCCAGCCCGTTCTGGCGGAGGCGCGCTGGCAGCAGCCAGCAAGGAGCGCAGCAACGTCCGCCAGGATCTGACCCAGGCAGATAGCGACCTGCTGTCTGAAACTCTGAATGAGTCCCTCATTGCCTGGATCTGTGAGTTCAATGGCTTGGAGCCTTGCCACGTCTACCGCCAGATCAAAGAAGAAGATGACACCAAAGCCCTGGCCGATACTGACAAAGTTGTGTCTGACATGGGCTTCGAGATGGATGAAGACACGGTCAGGGCAAAGTATGGCGAAGGCTGGAGCAAGAAAGGTGCACCTGCACAGCCGGTCAGCGGCAATCCTCCATCTGTGCCGGTACCGAGCAACTTTGCAGAGCCCGACCAGGCCAAGCCCGAGCCTGACGCCCTGGATGCGCTGGTTGATAGTGTTCAGGCCGAATGGCAGCCTGTTATGGACCCATGGCGCCAGCAGCTGCAGGACGTTCTGACCACGGCCGCCAGCCAAGGCCTGACAGCGGCCGAACTTCTGGGCCGCCTGCCAGAGCTTCTTCCTGAGCTCGATACCGCAAAGCTCACCCAGACCCTTGCCAGCTCTGCCTTCGCAGCCCGAGTCGCTGCGGATGCGGGCATTCCGAACGAGTAAGCCATGTCTTCAGCATCTGAATTCGCCCTTTTACAGCGGTTGCAGCCCCAAGAGGCCATCGACTGGCTCATTGGGCGCGGCAAGCTTTCGGTGAGCTACGCCTGGCAGGATGTATGGCAATCCGAGCATGGCGTGCAGTTCACGGTCAGCAGAATGACACGGCTGGACCTCTTGCAATCCATCCACGACACCCTCATAAAGTCGGTTCAAGGGGATTTGAGCCGGCGTGACTGGATGAAGGACGCCGAGAAGCTCCTCACCGATGCGGGATGGTGGGGCTTCAAAGCGGTGACGGACCCAGCTGATAGTGAGATCAAGCTGACCAAATTTGATTCTGCGCGTCTGAAGCTGATCTTTGATACCAATACGCGCCAGGCGTACGCGACAGGGCTCTGGGAGCGCGTGGAGCGCAGCAAGTCGGCGATGCCATATGTGCGCTACATCACCCGTGGGGATGACAGAGTGCGCCCTGCCCACCAGGCATGGGACAACCTGACTCTGCCGGTCGACGATGCCTTCTGGAAGACTCATTGGCCACCCAATGGGTGGCGCTGCCGCTGCCGGGTGATGAGCATGACCAAGGCCGACTACAAGCGGGGCTACTCCCTAGACCGCCCCGGCGCAGAAACCGATGCCAATGCGCCTCTGGTGCGTAAGCCTTTGAACACCGTTGCGCCGCCCGACGAGCGCCGGGAATACGTAAATCCCCGATCTGGTGAGGTGCTCCAGGTGCCCGTCGGAGTTGATCCAGGCTTTGCCTACAATCCCGGCCAGGCGCGACAGCAGGCGCTAGAAGCGCAGGTTCAGGGCAAGCTCAAGACTGCCGATCCGGGCCTGGCCGATGCTGCTCGCAAAGCAGGCATGCGCAAGGACTGAGCATGCTGACGATTACTGTCAACGACCTGGCCTTCCGCTCCTACCTGGATGAGCTGGATGGCAAGCTTGGCGACCTGACGCCCGTTATGGAAGGCATCGGGATGGGGCTGGAGAGCCGCGTAAGCGAAAGGTTTGAAACCCGTTCAGATCCGAGCGGAAGTGGTTGGGCACCTTGGAAAGAGTCCACGATACGCACCTATCCAGAGGATGGAAACCGGCGCCTTCTTGATCGATACGGTGACATGCTGGGCAGCTTGAACCACCAGGCTGACGCACGGAGCGTGACTGTTGGCTTTGGTTCGGCCGTTGCTGCGTACCATGAGTGGGGCACTGAGCATATGGAGCGGCGCGGCATGCTTTTCGCAGATCCCGATGCCGGGAGTCTGGGCACCGAAGACGAGACTATGGTGGTGGACATGCTCTCCGACTTCCTGTCCCCTGACTCCTGA